CCCCCTTGAAGGTTATGTGTAAAGTACCCCACTTTACGAATAGATCTGCTACATCTTCCCACGTTCGTCCTTCGGGGAGTTCTATTATTGATATGTCGTATGTAGTATACGAAGTACAAATGGCGTATTCCATAACTTCTCCTATTTAGAGTAATTACCTGTATCCACCCCCATGTCTTTCAACATTGAGAGTGTTTCTTGTATATACCAGTCTAAATCCAAGTCCTCCGGTAACGACTCTGGTAATGTCATGCAGAGGTGTGCCCCTGCTGTTTTTGGCACCTGATTACCCGAACCTTGGTAGGTGATGGGTAACAAGTTCCTAGTGGTCATATACCAGCGTGCTACGCGACCGAATGGTTTACCCCCTTCGAGGACTTCACGCGCGGGCGGTGGCGACTTGCGTTTGACAGGCTTTGTAACCATGCCTGGATATGCCCACAAGCCTGGTTCAATTTCTTCCCAGTCATTTACCATTTTTACCTGTGTGTGTTGAATCCCACCACCTTTTACGTTGCGTACTGCGACGAAGTCTTTCATATCAGTATACTTCTTGATGTCGAAGCTGCCTGTTTTTAGGTAATCCACTGCCATATTGGAGCAAACTTCCATAGTCGGATTCTTCTGCTGCTGTACACCAGCTACGGCGTATAAACCCTTGCGCTTTGCTTTGCCGTCGGTAGTAATGGCGATGTAGTTGTTTACGTCCTTCATTGCTATGCGTGAGTAAGGTGTTTCTTCGTACTCAAAACCTGTATACTTTACGTTGGCTTCAAATACTTTCAACACTTTATCGCGAGCTGCTGGAGTGTAACCAACTGTGATGCCATCTGTATTAGCTGAATAGACTGACACGCCTCTGATGCGTTCTAGTTTATCTATCAGACACAGCAGATTGAGCTGGCCAGTGATAGTTACGCCTAACATTACGTCAGGTGAATAGAAGGATGAATAAATACTACCTAACTTGCCGAAGGTTCCGTTCAGTGTGATCTTCAAACTGTCAGCCACTGTCTTGTTTCCTGCACGTTTGGCTTCCACACGCTGGCGATATATCTCACCATAGACTTCGAGGAATTGCACACCCAGTGTACCTGGTAGGCGAGGAATCAGATCGCACTTCATCATAATGTTTGGGTAGTAACTCGCTACGTCAAAGTCGCTGATGAGTAGGTCATCAGTGGCCTCGATGTGGAACTGTTTATCATGCGTACTGTGTAGCCCGCCAATTCCGACTTGATAAGTGCCTTTACCGATAGCTATCTCATCCTTCATCCATTCAGCAGGTTCAGGCGAACCATTCTTTTGGTTGATGACAAAGCAGGTTTCTTCAAACCATTCTATCAAGTTACTTATTACTTGGCTCTTGGTGCGAATGATATTTGGTGTGTGATACACAACCATTTGAGGTACCGTTTTGTTAATCTTGGTGATTGATAGCTCCTTCTTTAGGATAGCCTCTGCAGCTTGTGCATCTGATTTGCTACGCAGATCGATACCATGAACTGCGCCTAACTCAATGCGGAGTTCGATCTCCTTTTTAAGTTGTTTGAATAGTTCTTCAGTTACGTCTAGGTCATTAATGCAGTAGTTTTCCACCTCTTTATACTGTGACGGTTTAAGGTCAACATCGTGGGGTACTGGCATGTCAACCATGGTCTTATAACCCATGCGTCCGGCGTATGTCTTGAGTGAAATCATTACGCCAGGCGCTGTTTCAAGTAGGTCTATGTGATCGAAATCTATAAAGTCGATGTCGAAATCACGATAGGTTTGCCATGAGCGCATACCTTTTTCAATAATTTGTGTAGCTGCCTCTTTTAGCCAACCTTCATCTGCACCTTGAATAGCGGCGCAGATTAAAGGCGCATCGAAGTTAACACTGTTGAAACCTACCCACGTGTAGTCAGGACTACGCAATAGAGCTTCAAATTTCTTCATGTGTCCACGCTTGTGCATCCAGAACGCATTGGTTTCGCCTGTTTCAACTACTTTGGTGCAAGCAAGGAATATAGGCTTATCCTTTCCAATAATTTCTATGTCAAAAATTATGTGTTGTTTAGTTTTCATCTACGCTACCCCTAGCCATATCAATACGCCGTGGAGTATACCGATTGGGAAGGCCATTACATCCACAAGTAGTAACACAGCATGTCCAGTAACTATCCCGTGGATAACTGCTGTTAACCACGCGGCTGCCATCACCCAGAACACAACGGTGTACATATTCATTTCGTTAACTCCTTTAGTTCATTTAGGAAATCTGACATATTTGTTTCTTTACCCTGCATTGCTTTCCAGACTTTTTCGTCCAGCGTACCTTCGGCTATGACTACGATGGTTTCTGTCTTCTCGGTCTGGCCAATACGATGCACACGCTTCCAGCCTTGTGCAAAGTGCTCCAGGTTTATGGTAGGTGATGCCCAGATAGTTGCTGTACCTTTAGTCAGTGTCAGACCATGACCTGCCGACTGTGGATGGGCAAATAGCGTCTGGTAAACACCCGCTTGATAGTTCTTAACTATCTGCTCACGATCTTTATCGCTTGCTTCACCATCAATAACTGCGTAACTTATGCCACGTTTTTCAGCCTCAGCAATAAGCATGTCACGCTGATGCTTCCAGGTGAAGAATGTAACGGTATGCTTACGCGCTTGTATTAGGTCAAGCACCAGCTCATAACGTCCGTTGTCTACTACTGTGTGGCCGCCTTCGCCATCATATACAGCACCGGAAGCTATCTGTAGCAGTTTGGTGTATACCACGGCAGCGTTAGCTGCTGTAATGACGTTGTTCTGCATGAATAGGATGCGTTCACTCTCCATCTCTTTGTAGGATGTCATGTGTGTCTTACTAAGTTGATAAGAGACTGCATATTTATGGTTTTCCGGAATATCTACGCAGTCCTCAAAACGGTGGCGTATAACTACATCCTTGATTAGCGCACCCACAATACCCTCGATACCGGGTTTGTCAGTCCAGTTCATGAATGTCTTGCCAGCTGCTTCGAACTGTTGTGGGTTGCATGCTGCTGCACGGAAGCCGAAGTAACTTGTGCCCAGGCGTTTGCCTTGGTCTAGTATCATCATCTGGTGCCACAGGTCGCAGATTCCGTTACTGGTGGGTGTACCTGACGCTAAGCGAATGTAAGTGAAGTTCTTAGCCACCTTTGCCATAGCCTTTGATCTGGCGCTGGTATGATGCTTAAATGCCGTACTCTCATCTATTTCCAGTGTGTCGAAGTGTTTGAAGAAGGCAGGTTTCTGCTTTTGTAGCCATACGGCAGCATCATGGTTAGTGATATACACATCAGCAGGTATTTTGAATGCTGCTTCTCTATTAGCTGCATTAGCGATAACGCATGACATGTCTGGTGCAAATTTATTAAAGTCATTCTTCCATGCAGCAGCGAGTAATGACTTTGGGGCTACTACCAGCAGGCATTTTCCACCCTTGCGGCGACGAGTAGCGAAGGCTTCGATACCTACTCGTGTTTTGCCTGTATTACCTGTGGCAAAGATATAGCCGTTATGACGCAGTAACAGGAATGAGGTGGGTACTTCAAAACAATACTTGAACCCCTCTGGATTATCTACTTCATACACACTATTAGCTCTACCCGGACCTATGAATTTATCTTTGTCCTGGGCATGTACAGTGTATTCTATGCTCACCCCTCTATTTTCTGCACTGCGGTCACGCACTGCAAAAGTGAGTGAAGTAGGTCGTTTAGCAGCGGCGAAAGCATATTGTATAAAGTCTGCAGAGGATTCTACTAGCGTACTGAATCGGGTGCCATTACTGTCGCGAGAATCTTCTGAACTATCCCAGTAACAAACTTCGTCAGCTATGATCTCTAGTTGATGTTGGGATGCACTCCACCAATATGTATTAAATTCTTTGTGATGGAGTGGTGCATAAAAAGTAAATATGGCAAATTCAGGGTCTGCCCCACCACATTGTCTAACTCTGTACTTAATTGCGGATGCAGCTAATAGTTCGCGTAGACGTGTGATCTTTCGTTGTTTTTTTATACGGATAACGCAATAGTTTGTTGTGGCGGTTGGAAAATGTCCGTCAGCTATTACTGCAACCATAAGCCGAATGTGTGCATCTACTAAAGACATTTTAGAGGTTGTCTCGACAGTAAAGGTTGAGCAGAATTTAGCATTTGCACGGAATGGGCCGCGCTTATGTAAGTCATACATAAAATCTACGGCTGATTTTACATCGTGAGAACCGTCGCGACGGTAATACAATACACGATGTTCGTGCGAGAGTCGTTGGGACATTCCTCTTGAAGGGGCTATAGCAATCATCTTTTTACAGGGGCGTTTGATATAGTCTATCGGCTTAACAAAGGATATGGTTCGTGTTTCTGGATGGAATTGAGCCACCAATCCATCTTTGTAGCTATCTATCCGCTGCCATCCAGATGGGGTCAAGAATTCAGTGTCTGCACTGACACATCCAGGGTCGCTCATATCAAATACTTTAGGTTGCTTTGCCATGAACTTAGTACTGAATTTCTGGTTGGCGAACATTGGTTGTAGCTTCATCGCGTTCTTTCTAATAGCACTAAAATAAGTACGTAAATAATTAACCCGACTATCAAGCCGGGTAATATTAGTAATGCGCTGGTGTATAGCAGGGCCTTAATCACGGCGTGAGTGTTTTACTCACTAGACGGGCATAGCCCTCGATGTCGTGCCATGAGTCGTGATATTCCGGGTCCCCATTAAGGATTCGACCCACTTTATGTTGTATCATTTCCAAGGCTTCTTTTTTATCTAGGCTAAGTTTCTCCCAGTTAGGGGTATCAGTCATAACTGACTTTAGGTTTTGAGTAATACGAGCGTGCTCATCGAACTCACCATAGCGGTTGCCTCGTTCTATTAGAATTTCTTGTATGCTCATTAGTTAGCTCCTAAATTAGTTTGTACTTCGCCATTCCTGGCGGAGTAATTTCGTTATTTGGGTCCCCGGTGAAAAACTTAGCCAGGGGTATGTAAGTGTCAGCGCCTTTAATTATTTCGTGAGTACATAGTACATATTCTGCTTTTCCAGTGGCTATGTTGAAACATTCGGCTACACACAATGTGTTGGCTGTAGCAGCTGCGCTGACAGCCGCGAATTGATAACGTGCGCGTTTAGTAATCACAGTACGACCTTAGTAGCTGTGCAGTACCTACAGTGTTTGGTAAAACGGTAACCTCTTTTCCAAGTATGGATACCTACTGAACAGCATAGAAAGTGAAAAAATGTCATGATTTCTACTCCTTTAGCGCTTGGTATTTCACATTGAATACGTCGTTTGAATAGCATTTGACGACGCCGTTTTCTCCTTTCACTGCCCACCAGCCTGGAACCATAGTGAATATGTCGTCGGCTGCACGCACCATAAGATACTTACCTTCTGTTTCGCGTACGTCTGCGTTTATTAGTGCAATAACTTGGGCGGAATTATGGCCATCCCATTGGATAGCCTCGGCGAGATACGGTGTTTTCTGGTGTGTGGCTTTCATTTTTGCCCCCCTTGCCCTACTGTGTGTGTGTACCCTTTATTCATGTTCTTTCTCCCATAGGTCTCTACAAAATGAATCGCACCAACGTGCACCGTTTGCTGTTAGTTCTCCGCACGACAGGCAGTTTGTTGCTGTGGGTATTGGCTTTGCCGCTTCGGCACGTATTGCGTTGATACGAGCTTCATCATGGCGTTGTTGCATAGCACCTGCCTGATCTAGTGGGTCTGCTGCACGATCGTTCATACACCCACCTTACAATGCCCAGTACCACCGAGTTCTTCTGGTTTATATGGGCACCACTTGCAGCTGAAGGCGTTAGGGTTAGGGGGGAATGTGGTCGCTTG